TAATTGGTCTTTATATTGCCAACTAACCCCATCAGTAGTAATAGGTGAATTACCTAATCTACCCGTACCCATATTCCAACTTCCAGATATTGGATGACTAAATATAGTATAGTTTAAGGGTATGGATGAAGCGTTAGCTAAATATAACTTTAAATATACATCAAAAGCGCTGCTTGATACTAAAGTCGCTATTGTACCGCTTACTTGAGCAGAAGGGAATTGAATTAAGGTACGTGATACTTCATCAGTACCATTAATGGAATAGTAAGTGCTAAGTTCTAATATTTCATCTAACCCAGTGTTTAATGTTGGATAAAATGAATATATAGTAGCACTCTTTTCGGGAAATATTTTATAAATTGCCATAGTTAGTAATTACTACATATAAATATGTTAACTACCAAACTATTTTACGCTAACAATGCGTAATATTCTTTAAAGTGTTTGATACGATCTGGTAAACCTATTGTACCACCATTAACACGTTTAGTGATTGATGTAACAACTGCATCAGTTGCACCACCATCCGCCATAGTGTGTAATTTATTTTTATTAAAAAACCAAGCTGCTGATAATAGTGCATATTTTTCTGCTACCCATGTTGGGTTAGCAGCAATATCTTCATTAATTGATTTACCAAATGCTGTATAATTATCCTTACCTGTTAATTGAATGTAACCACGACCACAGAACTTAGCACCTTCACCTGATGCTTCAGGTCCATTGCCCATTCTACCACCATAAACTTTATTAGCAATTTTTTCTGGTTTACGCTCGTATTGTTTAGCTAGTGCTTCTGTTGGAAAATATTTTTTAAATATACCCATTAATCCTTTAGCACTATAATTTAAATTTTCTTTGGTTAATCTAAAACCACCTGATTCGTGACCACATTGAGCTAAAAAATGGGCTAAACGTAAAGGAGTATTAATTTCAAACTTACTCATAACTCCTGGTATTTGAGCAATTACATTATCTGGGATGTGTCCTTTTAATTTGTCTAAATTCATATTTTTAATTTTATAATGTTATAACTCTACCTTGAATATCTGTATTAGGATATCTAACTTCAAATATTGAAGGATCTGCTGATGGGTATATATTTCCACTTTGAGTAGCTCCAGGTATATCATATCCAAAAGTAGAATAAATAATACCTGTAGTATCTTGTTTATTAATTATTTCAATATTAGGAACAGATTGTACTCCTTTTATTTGTAAAAGAAGAGATATAATTTCAGAAAGTACAATAGGTTGATCTATTTGCCATTTTTCTATATTAAAATAATCTTTTAAAGCATTAATACAATTAGATAATACTAATTGATTACTAAATCCACTTATTGTAGTAATATCAAAATTAACTCCTATATTAATATAAAAAGCATCTCTAATATTAATAGCATCTGTAACCATTCTATACTCATTTAGATAAGTAACTAGATTTTGTTTTAATGTAGTTGATGCTAAATCTAATTGTTTATTAGAATTGTAAGCTAAAACATATAAATCTAAAGATAATGGATTAGGTTGCATATTAGCAGTTACAAGAGAAGGTTGTGGATTCTCCATAACATCTTGGGTAATATATATTTTAGAAATACTACCATAATCTGAAGGTAAAGATAATGCTCTTACAATATAGTCATTTTTAGTTACAGCACGTAGTTGAGAAGAATGAGCATATAAAGCATTTTGTCTAATTTCCTCTATTTCATCTCCACCCCTTCCACCTGATGAAGGATCTGGATTGGTAGAAGCTATACTTGATCTTATTGTAGTAGATATTATTCCTCCAGGATCACCATTTTTAAAATATATCCCTGAAGTATCAATACTAGTTAAATCGTTAGTAGATACATTTGAAGTTATTCCTCCACCTGTTAAATATCTTACTGTTAAAGTTGTATTAGAAGGAGCTAAACCATATTCTTGAGTATAAAATATAGAAGCTTGATTATAATTATTTAGCAAATTAGATATACCTGGTACTAAACCTAATTGAATATTATCTGGGGTTGGTATTATATTATTATCAGATTTATTAGAAACTCCTGCTCCAAATTCTAGTTGTAATGAACTATCAGATAAAATTCTTGATATAAATCTACGTGGAGTACGTTTTAATTTTAATAAATAAGGTACTTGATCAGTAGTATAATTTGGGTTTGAAAACTTTTCGTAAATAGTGGATTGTGCTAAATAAGGTACTTCATACCATTTATTTCCATCACTGTCTGTTATATCTAAAATTTGTAAAATATTACTATCATTAATAGTAACAGTAGAAAATTTTTGAGGACTACTAAAACTAAATGTAGTTGTTTTAATATCAGCAGATATAGCTGGTATTGAATTTTTTATTAAAAAATAATCTGTGTCATACAAAGTAATAGTAGCACTTCCTGTATCACTAAAATCTAATTTTTGAGTAGTTAAAAATTTATTTCCAGTAGAAGTAGAAGATAAAATTGTATTTTCAGGTACTATTAAAGCGTAAGAGGTATCAGGAATTAAAGGACTTGTACCTACTTTAATAGGCATTTTTTGATATATATCTATTGTGGCTGAAGATGCGTATGATGCTTTTGGGCGATATCCTAAAGTATATGACAGTGCATATAAATTTTCTTTTTCTTTAGCATATAATAAATAGTTTTCCTGTACTTGGTTATCAAGATAAAATGACATTACATCACCAACATATGAGGCCATTTCAATAAACATAGCTCCTGGGTTAGCATCTGAAAAGTCATTATATGCTGTTGGAAAATATGTTTTAGCATAGTTTGTAAGGTTAGCCTTAAAATCACTAAAACTTTTATTTAAGTATGATATATTGTTATCTTGGGACATTATTATATAAATTGTACAGTTACTTGATCAGGAATATTTGAAATTGCTAGGCGATAATTTATAGTTACATCCAAAATATTAGAATCAAAATTAGGTTCTATTTTTACTTCTCCTAATATTATTTCAGGAATAAAGATATTAATTGAATCTATTATCTTAAGCCTTAAAATTTCTGAATTAAGATTAGTCATATTATCAAATAATGATCTTCTTAAATCTGTGCCAAACTCAGGATTCATTATGCGTTCACCCTTATCTGTTAATAGTAGATTAATTAAATTTGATTTAATTTGATCTTTAGTACTATATGTTTTGTTAAAAACACCAGGTGCATTGAAAGGTAAAGATACCCCAATTACAATATTCTTTTGTAAATCTAACGGATTTACACGTATTGTTTGAGGTATTGGCATATTAATCTAATTGTCTTAACCCTGATTTGTCCTGAGCAGTCATATTATTAGCAGCATCTGCAATAAAAGCAGCAAATGGATTTAATTTTTCACCTGTACTTTCGTCAACAGCGTCAATTACTGCTAATTTACTGGTAGGTTGTTGAAAACCAAATGCTTCACCCATTTGGGATGCTAATTGGCTACGTACACCATTGGGTAATGGATTAGTTGGCACATTAGCACTAGTAAAATTCATTGTTTTACTTTCAGTTAAGGCTGTTTTGTTTTGACGAGCCATTACTTCGTTTAAAATTTCAGGTAATTCTTCGTGCATTGCATCAATTACCGCTTCTTTAATTAATCTTTTAAATACTTTGATGTTCATAGTTATAAATATTTTATCCTTGTAAATTTTGTTGGTCAATAACTAATTTTAGTTGAGTTACTAATTGTGTTGGGTTTAATGTAAATGAATAATCACTTTTAATACGTTCTATATTTTTAGTATCTACAGCTACAACGTAGTGTCGTTTATTTCCGCGTACGTTAAATTTAGGATCGTTTTCTTCTCTAGTAAAAAATGTAAATCCTTTATAGGCTCCTAAATTATTCGAAATAGGATTTATGGGTTGGTTTATGAGTCCTGATAGTGTATTTAAATCTTGCAAATTAATATTATTAATTGGGTCGTCACTAGAATATTTAATTTGATCTAAATAGTCAGTTAAATCAACATCACTTAATAAAGCTAATGTTTTTTCTTCAATTTTTTGATTTATATCACGTAATTGTCTCTTTAAATCTTCTAAAACATATACAGCTCCATTTAATATAGGAATTAAAATACAAACTGCGGCTGAAATACCATCTAATATTTTTGCAGCATTCACATTCAGTATAGCTAATGGTTTTGCAGCTACACCTAAAGGAGAAGGGATATTAAGGAGGGTTAATATCCTATTTAATATATTAAATACAGTTAATATTACATTTATAGTATTTAATACTTTAATAGCAGCTTGAATTCGTGCTTCTTGTTGATTAATTTTATTAATACAACCATTTCTAGCTATTCTAGCTTGATTAATTTGATCAATAGTTTCAGCAGCATCTATAATAACATTTGTTTTATTTACTAAATCTTGAAGTGAAGAATTATTAGATATAGTTGTAATTAGTTGCTGTGTTAATAAAGATGAAGTGGTTACAATTATTGTTTTAGCTATATTTAAAGTTAATTGTTGTAACTTTTGTTTATCCATCTGTCCTTTTAAACCTTTAATTCTTGTTTTTAAAGTATCTTTACTTTTTGTAAAATCAGTAATATCTTTTTTAATTTTATTATAAGGATCAAGAATTAATTTTTGAAATCTTTCTTCTAATCTTTTTCTATCATTATCATTAATGATTTTAGAGGCCTCATAACTAGTATTTTCTTTAATTATAGCAGCCTGATATTCATCTGGACTTAAAACAGGAGGGACTGTAACTGATGTACCATAAGGATCATATGTGATTGTAGCTATAGATTTATTAGTTAAATCTAAAAGAGTATTTACATGATCTGTTTCTAATTTAATTCTATCGTTAATTACTTTTTCAATTTCAGCTTTTAATTTCTGAATAGGGCCTAATATAACAGCTATTACTTGTTGTTTAGCTTGATTAGCTAATTGGTCTCCAAATGTAGTTGGGTTTTGAATTTGAGACAATGTACTTCCCACACCTGCTGGAATAAAAGAAGATACATTAGATTTCATATCACCTGAAGTAGGGGGGTTTATACCTCCTATAGTAGGCGTAGAGGCTCCTCTGCTAGGAGGAACTTCGGCTAAATTTTCGGCTACTGTATCACCAGGTAATTTTTTCATTATATGGTATAAGTTGATTTAGATAATAATTTTTCTATTCTATCGCGAAGATTATCTGTATCTGAATTAATTCTATTATGTAATTCATCAGCAGCTGTTTGTAAGTCAACTATAGGACTTCCTTGAGGAGTAGCCCCAGATGGTGTTAATTTAACAGCAAATGTATCTATAGCGTGTAATAGATCTTGAAGATATTTAGCTGTTTGTCTACCTAACATTAAAGGTTCTGTTGGTATTTCATTTGTAAATTTAGTACCTAAAAATATTTTTGGTTTTATAGTTGCTGTTGTAGATGAAGTAGGATTTTCTTCTTTAATATTAAGATGTATATGTTCACCCGCATTTAAATTAACAGTATAATTTGTACTTAATTCTATATTATTAGAAGCAAATAACATTATATCATTTTTTCTAGAATTTAAAACTACTCTATCAGCATTAATTATTACTTGAGAATTTTGATAAAATTTAGTAATTGGGGATGTAAGAGGATTTATAGGATCTTTTATATCATTAACTAAAGGAATATTTTGAGTAGAAGTTAAATAAATAGAAGAAGCTTCTTCATTTACTTTTTCAATATAAAAATCTTGATCTTTATTATAATTATGACCATTAGAAATAATCATAATAGGGTCACCATCTTTTCCTATGTTACTCCATTCATTATTACTTGAAGCAAATCTTACAGTACTACCAAAACGTATTGAATTTCCTTTTCTACCTTGTATAATACAATCTCCTTCAAAATTTAATAAATTTCTAATAGTAGAACTTTCAATAAATGTTTTTCCTAAAGGAGAAGTTGAGTTTGCTGTTTGAGAATTTACTTGAGAATCACCCCATAAATTTATAACTGTAGTATAATATTTTTGAGTTGAATTCGAAGTTATTTGAGATGCTGGTGATGGAAGTTCTATTATATAAATTAATTCTCCTAGTAAAGGATAGTAATTAATATTAGGAAATAAAGGTTTTGCTATATCACAAGTATCTAAAAAAGTATCTGTATTATTACCTATTATATTTTTAGCATTATCATAATCTAAGAAAAAAACAGTTCCTGTACCTCCATATTCTCCAGCTCTGCTAAACTGTTTTAAAGTTGGAGTATTATTCGTAGTAACAACACCATATACTCTACCTACTTTTAAAGAAGGAAGTGTTGAAATAATATTTGTAGGTCTACTTATTCCTGCTGTTAATGAACCAACTCCAGTTTTAATAGATAAAGACATTACTTAATATTTTCGTATTGAAGTTGTTGAGTTTTAGGAGCTTGCTCTAATAATTTTTTACCCTCATCCTGAATGTCTTTTTGTTCAGCTAATAAAGCTTCAATTTCACTCATATCAATCAATGAATCGGGTGATGAACTATTAGAAGATGCAGCACGTTGTGCAATAGCTGCCATTTTAATTAGCTGTTCGTTATTTTTTACGTTAACATCTATTAAATCTTTAACGGTAGGCATTAACATCACTGCGGAACCTGCATTAGATGTCGCCATAGGTTTCATAGTGTCAATAAACTCGCCAATTTGTTTATCAATATCTTTATTATTCTTATGTATTTGTTTAAATAGATCCGATAAAGATGTATTACCGAATATTGTTACGTCGTCAAAATTAGCCATAAAATGCGTTTATCAATAAATATGAATAATTAAATTTTTATATACCCGTGCTCGTAGTATTCATTATATAATCTAACACGTATAGTATCTAATTTTTTAATAATTTTAGTAATCTGAGGGGTGGATACATCTGTCATTTCGCGTATATAAATGTATAGAGCCTTTTTATTAAATATTTCTAGCGTTTCACGCTTACGAAATAACTCAATAATAGCATCCGCTGTCTGAGCATCATGTTGTTTGGGAAATAATGTATGAATATGCTTGTCAATATACTTAATATACTGATTGATGAATAAATTTGGTGAATGTAATTCATCTATAGCATCCATTGATTCATGTAAATGAGTTTTATCTTCATCTAATTCATCTATATCAGCTTTTTCTTGTAACTTTTTATAGTTGTTCTCGTTATATACAATTAAATAACGTTTAGCAATTGTTCCAAAATAGGAAAATGCTTTACCCTTCTCAGATTTATATAAATGGAGTTTTTCAAGAAGAAATGTAATTACTTCATGTTTTAATTCTTCAATTGTATCAGTATCG